ACAAAAATATGGAATTCCAATCATGGGAGATTGCTCACTTTAGATTATTAGGTGATGACAGAAAACTTCCATATGGTACATCAATGTTAGAAAAAGCAAGACGTATTTGGAAACAGTTATTGTTATCAGAAGATGCCATGTTAATCTATCGTACATCAAGAGCTCCTGAACGAAGAATGTTTAAAGTGTTTGTGGGTAACATGAATGACGATGATGTTGAAGCATACGTAAACCGTGTTGCGAACAAATTTAAAAGAGAACAAATTGTGGACGCTAAAACAGGAAACGTAGATATGAGATTCAACCAAATGGCGGTTGACCAAGATTACTTCATTCCAGTTCGTGACCCTGCAGCACCAGACCCAATTACAACATTACCCGGAGCTACAAACTTATCAGAAATTGCCGATATTGAATATATCCAAAAGAAATTATTAACCGCACTTCGTGTTCCTAAGGCATTCTTAGGATTTGAAGAAGTTGTTGGTGATGGTAAAAACTTATCATTACAAGATATCCGTTTTGCTCGTACAATCAACAGAATTCAAAAAAGTATGATTGCCGAGTTAAATAAAATTGCAATTGTTCACTTATTTTTATTAGGATTTGAAGATGAATTACAAAACTTTACATTAGGTTTATCTAATCCATCAACACAAGCCGATTTATTAAAAATTGACGTATGGAAAGAAAAAGTGTTATTGTATAAAGATTTGGTTGCCGACCCAGGAAATGGTATTCAACCTACATCATCAACTTGGGCTAAGAAACATATCTTTAACTGGTCTGATGAAGAAATCAGATTGGATTTACAACAACAAAGAATTGAAAGAGCTGTTGGAGAGGAACTTAAAGCAACTCCGACAGTTATTACCAAAACAGGATTATTTGATAATATTGATAAGTTATATGGTAATCCGTCTGGGTCAACTGCAAATGCTGCGACAACTACAGATAGTGAAAATACGGGTGCCGTACCATCATTTGGGGGAGGAAGTTTTGAAACTGCGCCACCACCAGCAGGTGAAGAGGCAGCACCACCAGCAGGAGGTGAAACTGCACCACCACCAGCGGGTGAAGTAACACCTGAATCTAGAAGGGCAAATATGAATATTTTATTAGAAAATAATTTTGCAGAAAAATCAAGATTTTTAAATTTGAATCAAGGTCAAGATTCTTTGGGAGAAATTTCAAAAGAATTGGATAAGTTACTAAATTCGTAATATTTATATTGAAAATAGACAAAATGACTTTCGGACAAATTAAATCCATAATTGAAAACAATTTATTAGAATCCTACAAAAATGAACAGGAATTTAAAAAATCGTTAAAAGAGTTCAAACAAAATGTTTTGAACAATAAGAATATGTCAAAACTATATTCTTTATACGACCAATTAACTACACCTCAAGGATTAACCGAAGCCGATGCAAAAGATTTTTTGGAAGAAGGGATTACCTTAATTCAAAAATTGGTACCAACAATTAAAACACCAAAAACATTATATGAGAATGTTTCGAACAAATATTCTGATATTGATTCATTAGTTTATACTAACAAATTGGATTTAATGGAAAGAGTTCAATCAAAGAAAACTTTGATTAAGACATTGGTTTCACAAAAACCCGAAACTATAAAGGAATCAATTAATATTCCTTTAAAATCTATGGTTAGTATTGCAAACCAAACAATGAAGGGTTATCTCGATAATCTTGACGAATCAACCAAAAAAGAATTCATCCAATTAATGTCTGAAGATACTTCATTACTTCAAGAAAAATTTGAAACTTTAAAAGAAAGTACAATTTCTAAATTGAACACTCTATTAGAAAACGAAAATGAATTTGAAATTAAGACAAAATTGTCTGAAACAATTGATAGATTGAAAGTTGAAAAATTTGACCAACTTAATTTCCTTAAGTTAAAAAACTTAGAAGAATCAATCTAATTTAGATTTCATCTTTTGAACGTAAGACGCTTTCAACTTTTGTTGTCTTCTTTCCACCGATTTTTTAACAAATTCTTTTTTACCAAACAACATCTGATTTTGTTTAGTTTTAATTACTTTTGACTTTAATGTCTTTAGGGCCTTTTCTATCCCATCTTTTTTTACATCTACTTTTAACATATAATACAAATATCTTAATATTTCAGAAAGTTTTTGACAATAGAACTAATTTTTATTATTATTTTAACAAATAAATAAACATTGACAATATGAAACTTAATGAAAAAAGGAAAAAGTGTAAAGTTAAATCTGTATAATCCAATTAAATCTGTCTACGGAACGGTAGATTCAAAAAATTTAAAATCATTATACATTAACATACAATCATGGGTAACACCTAAATTTGAACATAACAATTGGAATAGAGTTGTTTGTAATCTTAGCCGAGATATTAAACATTCGGTATTCAACTCAATAAACCACGAATTATTTAAAGAACAAAGTATAGTTGATTTGGACCTTAGGACAAGTGGTATTTCACACGGTAAAAAATCTTTTTTAAATTTAGAGGTTAATTTATATACCAACAATGAAATAGATTTTAAATGTCCTGAAATAAAAGATTCGGTTAAAGCAATCATTAAAAACATAGTTAAAGAGAATGTAATCCAAAACAAATACTTTGAATTTTCACCTTCTAAAAACGATTAATATTAAAAAGATAGTAATATCGTATATTTATCTTAAAAAGAATTCATGAAACAATTAAGAATTTTAGAAGCAAGCGAAGTAGGTCATGGAATATTGGTTGAAACCGACGCAGGTTGGATATCACCAAAAGACATTCGTAACGCCGAGATGTTAAGAGAAGCAAAGGAGTTAGATTATAGAAATCCTTTTGAATTTTATGCAGTATTACAAAAATACGATACACCAAATAGAAACGGAAGATTTTATCCTGAAAGAATATTAAAGAGAGAAGCCATAAACTATCAAAAAGCAATTGAAAAGGGTTTATCCACTTCAGAACTTAATCACCCTGAATCGTCTTTAATTGACTTAGATAGGGTATCTCACATCATCACAGAGATATGGTGGGATAAAAATATCTTAATGGGTAAACTTAAATTGTTAACATCACCAGGTTTTCATGAAAAAGGTATTGTTTCCACTAAAGGAGACCAAGCGGCTAACTTAATGAGACAAGGTGTTACTATGGGAGTTTCTTCAAGAGGTGTAGGTTCCTTGAAAAAGGTTGGGGAAAGAAATGAAGTACAAGACGATTTTGAATTAATTTGTTTTGATTTGGTATCATCACCATCTACACCAGGTGCTTACTTATTCACTAATCCTAACGATAGAGATAAGTACGAAGAAAATTTAGAAGAAGAAAAAAAATACAAATCACCTGAAAATTCGGAATTTCAAAGTAAAGGAGTTGACTTAATGAGGAAATTAACCGATTATTTGGGAAAATAATAAATTATGGACGAAAAATATTTTGTAGCAAAAATTCAGTATGACTTACCTGATGAGAATACTGGTAAAATCAAAAAAATCAGAGAAGAAAAATTAGTTAAAGGTTTTTCAGTAACAGATGTTGAAGCAAAGGTTACGGAAAAATACCAAGGTTTTACAAATGATTGGAGAATTACTTCAGTATCGGAAAGTAAAATTGATGAGGTAATCGAATAATTAAATTTTAAACAAATTAAATTAAAGTGGTCATAATCGACCACTTTTTTTATGCTCCGAATTTTTTACATAAAATAAAATTAAGATTGTGTTACCTTAAAAGTGAATTTTTTATTATTTGACACTATTTATATTGTAAAAATAATAGATTTTCATGAAAGAAAACAAATTAGTCCAAGAGGCTCTTATTCAAATGAGACAAGTTGAAGAAGCAATAGCCGAAAATGCAAAAGGAATACTTGCTTCAACTATGAAGGAAGAAATCAACCAACTAGTAAAAGAATCTCTTTCCGAACAGGATGATGAAAATGAGATTGAATTAGATGCAGACGTTGATACGGATGCTGATAACGATGAAATGGAAATGGATATCGATACAGATATGGACATGGACTCTGATGAAGAGGATATGGATATGGATGTTGACATGGATATGGACATGGATTCAGAAGAAAGTCCAATAGATTTAACTGACGCTTCTGACGAAGAAATCTTGAAAGTATTCAAAGCTATGGGTGAAGATGACGGTATCATTGTAAAAAAAGATGGTGAAAACGTTCATTTAACCGATGATGATGCTGACGTAGAATATCTTGTTAAGCTTGGTGAGTCTGAAAAAGACGAATTAATGCAAGAAGATGATATGAATTACGATGACCAAGACGACTCAGTTGATGACGTTATTAACGCTATTTTTTCTGACAATAGTGATTCATCAGATGTTGAAAATTTTGACGATGAAGAAGAAGTTGTTTATGAAATAACTTTAGATGATGATGACGAAATGATGGATGATGATGAGGAAATGATGGAAGATGATTCTGAAATGATGGAAGATGATTCTGAAATGATGGAAGAAGATGACATGGACGATTTGAAAAATGAAACTTACAAACCTAAAGGTGTTGGAATAGGCTCAGGCCCTAAATTTTCTTACAAAGATAAAGCTAAAGGCGGATTCGATGAAAAGAAAAAAGTAGGTCCTAAATCAGTTGGTACTGGTAAAGCAAAATTTGAATACAAGAAAGGTGAAAATATGGGAGGTAAATCCAAAGTTGTTAAAGCAGAAACTAAAGAAGGTGATTACGGAATGAATAGAGGTGATAAGTCTAAAACCATGAAAGGTAAAGAAGATTACACTACTAAAAAAGGTATGACAAATTCTAAAGGAGAAAAGGCTTTTGAAAAAACTGAAACAAAAGAAGCTGCTAGAACATACGGAATGGGTTCAAAAGAAGGTAGAGGATTAAGAAAGGGCATCACTAATAACAGAAATTACAATTATAGTAATAGTGGTGTTAAAGTTGAATCTACTCAAGAAGAAGTTAGAATGTTGAGAGAAAAAAATGAAGAGTACAGAAAAGCATTAAATGTATTTAGAGAAAAACTTAACGAAGTTGCAATCTTTAATTCAAACTTAGCTTACGCTACAAGATTGTTTACAGAACACTCAACTACTAAAAAAGAAAAAATAAACATCCTAAGAAGATTTGACGATGTTGAAACTTTAAAAGAATCTAAAAATCTTTATAAGTCAATCAAAGACGAATTAAATACTGTGGATACAAAATCAATTAACGAATCAGTAGCAACAAAATTAAACAAATCAGTTTCTACAGGTTCATCAACAACTCTAATTGAATCAAAAACTTATGAAAATCCTCAATTCTTAAGAATGAAGGACTTAATGGGTAAATTAGGTTAAAAAAATAAAAATAAAATAAACTTAAAAACAAAACAAATACTAAAATGGGAGCATTATTAGAATCAGGTCTTGTAGGTAACATCGGTTTAAAACACCTTAAAGTTATCAAAGAAGACACAATCAACAAATGGGACAAATTAGGCTTTTTAGAAGGTCTTAAAGGTCACATGAGAGAAAACGTAGCACAATTATACGAAAACCAAGCATCGTTTTTAATTAACGAAGCATCATCTACATCTGACACAGGTGCATTTGAAACAGTTGTTTTTCCAATTGTAAGACGTGTATTCTCTAAATTATTAGCGAATGACATCGTATCAGTACAAGCAATGAACTTACCTATTGGTAAATTATTCTACTTTGTACCTAACATTCAGGCTTACACTGACCCAGCTAACTTAGCTAACACAGGTATTCACTATCCTCCTTATGGTTCACCAAATGCTGCGGATACTCAAACACCAAACAGTGGTTACGACTACAATAACACTAAAGACCTTTACGATAGATTCTACGAAGGTAACGAACCAGCTTTGG